TGAAAGCCTAGCTGTTCCGCCCGTACCGTCATTTAACACAACAGTACCGCCGGTTGAATAGCTAATAGACACGCCTTTAATACGCGCCCGACTGCCAAAAATTGTTGTCGTTGCGTTAGCAGCGGCAGCGGCGGATTTAACGTCAGTTTGCATCATAGTAATCTCCCAAAGTTTAAACGGGGTTGCCCCCTAGAAGATTAAGATGACGTTGAGTTAAATGTACCGTCTGCGCTACGAACAACGTATTCAATAAACACAGTGACAGCGCCAGTCGCTGAAGTGCCAGTAGCGGTATAGGTAACTAAAGCATCTGTTGAACCAACGTTAGCAGCAACCGAGGCAAATGTAGAGGCTAGAGTCACTGGGAAAACACCCGCAGCAGTAATTGTGGTTGCTGCTGCAACGTCAACACCCGCAATGGTAACTTTTAACGTGGTAGCAGAAGCAAACAATGTTGAGGTGTAAAACGCAACACCAACAATTAAAGCACCCGCAGGAATAGCACCAAGTGAGCCAGTTAAAGCAGCAACTTGAGTAGCGGTAAGAGGGGTGGTTTGAGCAACAGTTGTTGCGCCCATGTTGCGAACTGTGCCAGCGGTAGTTCCGGTGGTGTTTTTAACAGTACCAAGCAGCCACGAGCCAAGATGTGAGGCGATACCCATAATAGAGTCCTTTATGCACAAGTCACCGTATCATCTGTGCATCGTCCCCTAGGCGGGTTGATACGGTATTTAGTCCTAGTCGTAAACTAATAATAACCGAAATTAAAATAAAAGCAATAAAAAAACCCCACTTTTTAAGGTGGGGCTAAATCTAAAAGATTTAATTAAGCGCCGGGCGAACCGTACATCCCAAGCGGATCACTCCACCCAAAGCTGTAGCGCTCGCGTGACTTGTAACGCACGTTACCGGTATCGAAGTCCCCGTCCATAGAATTACTTAGGGGTGTACGAACAAAGTGCTTCAAGCCGTTAGGCACATCAGTGGTCAAGAACCAAGCATTGGTGTCGGTCAGATAGTTGTTAATGGTGTAACCATCTGGAATCGAGCCATTGTTCTCAAGCGCATTAATGTCGTTGTCGGTTGTGCCAACACGCAGTTTGGTTTCGAGCAAACGAGTTGCAACGAACTGTAGTGCGGGAGGAACGACCAACTTCTTGGGTTTAGCGGCGATCAGCAAACCACGCTCATCAGTCCATGCAGCGATTTGAATAACAGCGTTTTCCAACGAAGTTTCATTCAAATCCGCAGCGACTGCTGGAGTGTTACTGTTAACGCCACCAGACACCAACGGATGTGATGCACTAAACAAGACAACGCCGTCGCCACCAACATAGCCAGCGGTAAAGCCGTTGTTAAGGGTAGCAGCACCTTTAACTTGCTTGGTGTATGCCATTGCGCGAGCAAGCGATTTTGTATAACGAGCCGATAGTGAGTCGTACAAGTTATCTTCAATTGCCTCTTCTGTTAGGGAAAACCCTAGTGCAATAGTTTCGTGGTTGTAACGTGCAGTCCAAGCTTCCTGAGCATTGTCATACGCCAGTGCAGAACCTTCGTTCTTAACAGGGGCGGCTGAGAAGCCAGATAGTTTGGTCTCTTCCTCAAACGAACGCTCTGAAGATTCAGTTTCGTAAATCTCTTTGTGCTGTTCGCCGTAGGTTGCATACTCCATGCCGAACAAAGCGTTCAGGCCGGGAAGCAGCTCTTTAAGTAGTTGTGCGCGTGAAATAGCCATGATTTAGCTCCTTATACGCCGGTTGCGTTGTTGTACTGATGCATTCCAAAGTTGATCTTAACGATCACTTCTGGAAAATTATCAGCAGTAGTTTCAGTGTCTCGTACCACATCAATAATACGAATAGGCAGAGAAGCAGTTACGGCGGTTGTAGCTGTAATAGCTACGGCAGAATTGCCAGTGGTAGTAGACCCAGCGTTTTGAACTAACGTTGAGTTGTTACCAATGGCGGAAATACCTACACCGGTAATAGCGGTCGTAGCTGAAACTACAGCAACTTGGAATAACGTGTCTGGATCGTCAGCAACAACTGCAAATATCTTTGTGCCAGACTTAATAGCCTGACTTGCTGGATAAAATTGCTGTTGCTGAACTTGACCAGTCGAAGCGTTAGTAAAACTCACACCAAGAAACACGCCGCAAGGAGTAGCAGTAGCCGTACCGGTGTCCTTTTCAATTGTGCCATCAGAAATGCGTTTAACGAGGTCGCCGTAGAAAATGTTAGTGGCATAACCACTAGCAATTTGCATCATGCGAGTCGCACCAGCAAAAACTTGACCACCGATTAAATTAATCGGCTTTAGCCCGTAAGGGGCGCTTACAGTAGGATAAGCCATTTAAGACTCCTGAGTTAAATTTAAGAACCTTTACCAAAGCTTGTCGAGGACTTGTTCTCTTTAAAGAGCGGCATCCTTGGGTCGCTTTGGCGCATTAAATTATTATCTACAGCTTCCGTCTGAGCGCGTGTTTGGTCTTGGTAATATTTGTTACGCTGGACAACAAACTCACTCGGGGTTTTGCAGAGTAATAATCCGCCAATCTCAATATTGTCTTTAAAACGACTATTGGGATCAACTAGCAGTTGAAACTTTGGTTGCTCGTCTAGCTTGCACGGCTCCCAGCCTTCCCTGATTTTGGCAGAGTAATTGCGGGCATCCATTACATTAAGCGTTGCAACTCGAATCCATCTGTAGTCAAAACCTGCCTGTCTGTCTGGTTCAGGAAGCAATTCAGGTTGAGTCCACTGCTTAGGACGCTCTTGAACTGCACGGGTTTCTAACTCACGGGTAATTCTGTTTTCAGCCATTTTAATTCTCCAGTTTAATTGCTTCGCGGGCATATTGCTCAGGGGTCAAGCCAAGTTTTTTGGCAATTTGGATTTGACTAGCCTTTAACTTCACTTTATTGGGTGAAGTGCTGCGCGTAGCCGGTGCTACAACAGTGCTGGATTTTGTACGGGGCTGTTCAGCCTTCGTTTCTGGTTCAGAGTCATCAAAGTACTCCGAAAACCGCTTGCGAATTGTTTTGTCCAATGTCGCATAGTAGTTATCAGACCCAACCGGGATGCCATTGCGCTTTAACTTTTCGTGAAGTCCAAGTGCGGAAGCAGTCATCTCCTCATCTTGACCGAACCAAGGATTGCGCTCTTGCCACGCCATCGCTCTACGATCAGGCTGGGGAGCCTGTTGAATCTGTTCTTGTTGGTGTTGTACTGCGTTTTCTTCTTGCTGTAAAGCGGGTGGTTTAAATTTTTTCACTTCCCGCAGCTCATATGTTGCTTCCTGCATCGCTTGTTGGGCGTCTACAAGTTTATCACCGTCACCCGCATCGTATGCTTCCCGATAGGCTTTTTTAGCGGCATCTAAGCGTAGCTCGGCGGCATTAGTAGCAGTTGCCACGTACTCCACTTCACCGGCGGCATAACGCTTTTTAAGCTGTTGGTTTTCTTCAACAACACGGCGAGCGTAGTCAATAGCCTCTTGCTGCTCACGATACGCGGTTTCTTTAGCACGACGCTCGTCATGCCAAACTTTCTTCATTTGTTTAAGGCGCAGCTTAACTTTGTCGGAATACTCTTCCAATTCGTCTTGCTCTAGCTCCTCAACGATTTCCTTGGGCATTGGCTCTTTATTACGATCCTCAGGGGGAGTATCGTCTTCAATTTCAATTTCAATATTTACTTCACCGCCTTCAGCAAGTGTTTCATCTGGAAACTTAAATTCATTTTTTTCAAATTCAGCCATGATGTGGCTCCTTTATTTGCGCTTAATACCGCGTGGGTCATCAACTGTACCCTCGACCGTATCATCGTTAATCATGCGAAATTCACGACCGTGGATCACTAAACGGCTACCTGAGTTGGGTCTGACCAACACAAAATCACCTTTTTTGCACCACGGGCCTGTTGGAAATTTGTCTTTGTTTTTATAGCAATCAGGTCCAAGCTCAACAACAAACAAAACTGTTGTTAAAACTTCCTCAATCCTGATGGTTTCATCGGCTTTAACTAAGCCACTTTCATACTCTTTGTCTGTTTCTGGTATTGCACAAAGAATGTGATAGCCTG